TGCCCAACCATTAGCGTATGCTGAAGGGTAAACATCAAATTTCTTTTTTGCTTGTGCTTTGTAGTATGCCCATTTAGATGGGTTTGTTGGAACATTTTTTTCTAACAAACGAGTAACTTTTTTACCAAATTCATAAAGTATTGTTTCTTGTTCGTTTAAATCGGATTCTTTTAGTGTAGTGACTATATTACCATTTGAAGTTCTATTGTGTATAGTTACTTGTTGTTCTCTGATTTCATTACATCCACAATCCTCTTCTTTAGTTTCGTTGATACCTAATCTGTTTTTCATTTCATCTTCAGTAATCTCACCAAACTTATAATATCTTGAAAGAATGTGTCCCATATCCTCGTATAATCCTGCCATTCTTTGGTCAAGTGAACGAGCCTCAAGAGCAACTTTATCGAATTGTTTACCCAACTTATCCAATTCGTTCATATTTCTTCTTACAGTATGTTTATCAAACCAATCTCCTGCTTCTTTAATAGCAAGTGTTCTAGCAGCCTCAGTAATTCCACCAAGAGTTTCTGCTACTTGGGTTATATCTGATTTTCTATCCATTGATTCTTGATACTTGTTGTAAGTAGAAACAATTTCAAGAAAATGTCTTTTTACCTCTGATGATAGAGGTCTTTCTTCATTTTCGTTAATTAGTTGGGTTAGTTTCATCTTTCTCTCCTTAAAATAATTTTTTAATATCTTTATCTTTGTATGTATCAGCAAAATACCATTTCTTATCCTTCATATTGTATAAATATACATATTCCGCTCCACCTCTTTGGTCTGCACTTTTAATATATTTTTCTATATCTTTAAAGTTACCTTTTATTGGTGATGGTTTTTCATTATAGAACTCTACTGGTTTATTATTATAAATACCTCTTGCACCACCCTTTTTAATTAGGTTTAAAACATCCTTTTCATTCTTCATATGTTTTTTAAGACCAGGTTTCATATTTGATGGATAACCATCAAAGTGAACATATGCTGATGCAATCTTTCCACTTCTATCGATAACACCAACTTGTGAACGAGTTCCTTCGTTGATTTTATATTCTTCTGGTACTAATTTTTTTAATGATGTTGATGATTCATTTTGTTCGTCAAATATGGATTGCATTTTAAGTGCTAACTCTTTACTTCCATTTAATTTTAAATCAAATGCGATTGCATCTATTGCATCCCTACCATCAAAACTAGCTTCTTGAGAAGCAAATTGTCCTATCTCATCTGTTCCAGGTGATGAATCATAAAATTCAGAACCATATACACTACTCTTTCTCCACTTATCATATTCAGGTGACATGATATCTGGTTTGTTTGGGTCAAGATTTGGGTTTTTAGCAAACTCAGGATTATCTTCTAACATCGCGATTAGTTTTCTTGCTTCAGAATGAAAGTTTGAATCAGTTAATGCTTCTACTGCTGCTTGACTCATTCTTCTTTGATATTCGTCTTTACCTAAGTTCTTTGGGGTGATTCCCATTCTTTTTGTTTTTAAACGAACTGCCTTGTTTACTTCAATGTTTCCTGCTCTACCACCAGTTGAATCTTTTTGTGGGGTATCTTTATCTTTTTTAGGTTCTTCTTTATCTTTATTAAAGATGTTTACTTTAGGTTTATCTGTTGGGTCTTTAACTGCACCATCTTTATCATCTTTTCTTTTTTCATGAGTTCCTGCTTTGATTGCAGCATCTCTTGCATCTTTAGATTTGAATACAGAAGTCGTACCAGTTTCTTTACTTGTAGCAGTAAATACATCTGCTTCAGTAATTGGTTTGAGAGTTACAAGACCACCTAATTTAATCATAATTCCTTTGTCTCCGTTTTATGTGTATAAAGGTCAAGTTTACCATCTTCAGTTAACTTAACATTATAATTTGTTTTTCTTATATCGTTGTGTCCACCTTTGAATGGAGTTTCTCCTACTTCTCTGGTAACTTTACCCAACTTAAATTTATTTTTGGACATAAAGTCCTGTACATTAAATCCCATAACCTTAACTTATTTCTGTTATAATTTCTCTCATCATATCTTGTGCCTTACACCATTCATTACAAACAACTGCTTGTTCTTGAATTTGTTGGTTCACAGATTCATTCATAGGAACCATAAATGCTCCATGAGTAGATGGGTTAGAAACAAAATCCCAACCGATTAATTCAAAATCTTCACCTACTTGAACTTTACCACCTGATAAAGGTTCTACTGAACCCATACCTCTTGATGATATACCTAATAGAATACCTGCTTGTAGAAGTTCTTTTAAGATGTTACCACTTGGAGTTGGTAAAATCTCAACTGTTCCTACTAAATCATCACCATCCCAATGAATCTCTCTTACATTGTGAGATACATTCTTTAAGTTGATTACAGAAGAATCAGGATGGTCTAACTCACCTAATGCTCTTCTTTCTTTAATAAGTGTTTCGTATTTATCTGCTTCTCTTTGAAGGATAGGTTTTGGATATATTCTACCATTCTGATTTTCTGCACCAGCTCTTTGTAGAATACCCTTAACGATAGTTCTTCCACTATCATCTTCGTTTACCTTACCTTCGAATAATCTTGTTTCTATTAGTAAATTGTTCATTATGCTCCCCAAGTTTTTCTTTTCTTAAACAAATCAAAAAAGATTGCAGATACCTCTTGTCTGATAATCTTACGAATTAAAGCCTTATCAGATTCGTTGAGTTCTTCGTTAATAGTTCCTTTTTTAAAATTAACGATTTCCTCATTGATGATATCATACAATTCTCTTTTAGTCATTTTACTCATCTTCACTTCCAAAAGTTGCACTAGAAGTTGGTCTACCAAATCTTTCGTTCTTTTTTCCTCTTCCTTTCCAAGTTTTTTCAATCTTGTTAAAGAATGCCTTCTTTTCATCATCAGACATTTGTGGAATAGATTTACCAGCCTTTTCAAGTGCTTTTTTGAAGAACTTCTGATATTCTGATTCTTCTTTCAGAGTTTCTCTGACTATATTTTTTAATTGTTCTCTAGTTATTTTCATTTCTCAATCTCCTGTATTGTTTTAGCGATTTTGATAAGTTTTTCCTTTATAGTATAAATATGTCTGTTAGTCCTTTTCCAATATTGGTTAGTATCTAACTCATGTATTGTTTTTATCTTGTTATACCAATTGAAAAACTTTTCAACCTCTCTCAGTTGATATTTTAATTCTTTAAGACCCATAGCCATCTTCTTATGAGGATGCATGGATTCATCGTTTTTTAATTCTAACCAACGATTTACAGGTCTTTTTATTTTAGCTTCATTAATGTTATTAACATCATTACCCACAACAGAATAACCCATTTGAGTAGCTATCTTCTTTTTTCTTTTTTTGTCTTTACCTTTTTTATCGGAGAATGCGTATGGAGTTTGATAACCAGCTACATTACCAGTAGTAGTGGCTTCTTCTAATTCTTTTTGAACTTCATCAAGAATTTCATCTAAGATTTCTTTAAGACTTTTTTCCATTGACATTATTTATCTCCTTAATCAACTCATAAGACATCATCAAAGCTGAAACTTGCTCATCGGTAATTTTTTTACCAATTTTTTGCTTCTTTAAAACATTTATAGTTTCTCTCAACTTGATTTTTGTAATCTTATCTTTCATTCCTTTATACAATTCGTGTAAAGAAGTGATAGTTTTGATTAATTCCTTTTCAAAATACTCGTTGAACTTTGAAGTGTTATTAACATTGTTTATATACTCTCTAAGCAATGATTTTTGTTCACTATTTAGTGATGTATATTTTTTGTTAAAAGTTTCAACTAGAATTTTATATGTCAATAATCTTAAATCCTTTTCTTGTTTTCTGTATTCTTCTACTAACTTATCTTCTTTCTCTTTTAATTTTGGGGAATTAGATGAGATATGTTCTACAAGAGTAAGTTTTGAATCAAATACATCTTTTACATCAAGGACATCATTTTTTTTACCTTCAAACAATTTATGAATTGAAGCTAAAATTTTATAGTTTGTTACCGGGGAAGATAAGAAATGTTTAATTTCAAAGTTCTCCTTGATAGATTTTACAAGATTATATTTTTCTCGTTGAAGCGATTTATAATCTATTTTTGTATGTGCTTCTAATATAGCATCGATAAACTTTTCGGCTTTTGCCTCTGAGTTGTACTTTTCATTTATTAAAAGGTTGAATAATCTAAGTTCCTTAGACATTTCAGTACCTTTACCATAGAATTCTTTTATAATACCCTTAGCTTTTTCTTCACTCCCATTAATTATTTCAAGAGTTACTTGCCTTGTGAGTAATTCAAAAAGAAAACCAGTATTTTTAAATTTTGAATGTTTTATTTTTCTCATCTTTATTTTTTCCTATTATGATATAGTAAATTTTCCCTAATATAAATATAGATTTATACAAGTTTAATTAATTTTCTGTATCTTTGAGGAGATTTTCCTCATCTAACATATCTTTAATTTCGTGTAAATACTTCTTTTTTGCAGCAATTCCACTTATGTATTCAATTGCTTTTTCTTCAGATGTAGTATTCTTTCTTGCATCTTTTCTTTCTTTATTACCAAGTGGGTCTCTACCATATGGATGTTTATCTTTTCCATAGGTTCCACCTTCTTTTGGTCTACCACCCTTATCTTTTATTTCTTGTTTAAGTGCCTCTAATGATTCTTCTATATCATCCGGTTCATCTTCTTCAAGTGCAGGGTCATTACCTTCATCTTCAATCATTCTATATCTATATCTATCCTTGATATCTTCAATAATTTTAGTTCTTTCTTCGTCTTGACCATTATCAGTTACCTTAAAGATGTTTTCGTAAACCCAATCTTTAGATAACATATTTAATCCAATAACATCTTGAGCCAATCTTACCTTTTCTGACCATAAGTTTAATTTTTCTTGTTCATAAATGTAAGATGGATTAACTAATTGTAATTCAAAATTTACCATTTCTGAATCTTGAATACCTTGTGAGTATAAATGTACGATTGCAATCTTAGTTAATTCTGATATTACAGTTCTTTGTATTCTTTCAATTGTTCTTGCAAATCTTACATCTTCTGCTGCTAATGTTGCTTTACCTGCGATGTTCTCTTCGTATCCTAAGTAAGCCTTTGGAATTTTTAGTGCAGCAAATAATTTGTTTTTTAAGTAATCAATATCTTCAATAGTAGCATATTCTAAACCTGCAAGGTTTTCAATGTTAGTACCACTATCACCACCTCTAACTGGTAAGTAGAAATCTTCAGTTAGATTTTGCATATTATACTTTAAGTTATAATCACCAGTATTTCTATCAACGAAAGGAACTTTCTTCATTTTGTTGATTATTCTTTGCATATAGTTATCAACCTCTGTTGGAGGGATATTTCCTATATCTACTTTGAATACTCTTTTTTCTGGTGCTCTCATGATTCTATGGATTAACATTGCATCTTCCATTAGAGATAATTGTTTCCATAATCTTCTACCATTCTCAATCATTGATTTACCATATGGTAACCAGTTTGTATCTGCTAATAATCTAAAGTGAGCGATTTCAAAGTTTTCATATTCTTCTTTTCCATTTGGTTCCTCAGTAATTTTAAACTTTACTGAATTTGGATTTGATGGGTCTGTTCTTTCTAATCTTTCTGTGTTGTAAACAGAGTGGGGAGTAACATTTACGATACCTTTACCTTCTGCTATTTCTAAACCTAAGAAGAAATCTCCATACTTACACATATTTCTTACCCATGGCCATAGATTAAATTCTATGTTAAGGATATCATAAAATAAGTTTCTTAATATTTCATGTACTTTCTCATTGTCTGAGATAATTGTAAGTGTATCACCAAATTCGTTCTTTAGTGTAGATTCATCTGAATATATATCTAGTGCTGATGCTAATATTGGGTCGTTATCCATTGCATCGTAATCTCTAAAAACTTCTCTACGAACTTGTTGGTATGCCATTGATTGTGCACCACCTGCCTGTTCGAAGAAAGATTTTTGAATCTTAGTATATCTATCTCTTAATGATGATAGATTCGTTTGTTGTCTTTCATCAGTATCTTTTACAACTCTATTACCCTTCTTATCGATGGTTACCACCGCTTGGGCTCTGAATAGTTTTGTTAATCTACCAAAAAATGAAGTATCTGCCATTTTATTCCTAATTTAAATTATAACCTTTATTATTTTTTTACCATGCTCTACATGACCAGTATCTAGCTTTGTGTCTTGGACCTGGATTATCACAATTGTGTCTTGCTCTAAAAGATTTTCTCCTTGCAGGATTACTCTTTTTAATTTTCATTGTTTTCTCTCCACCTTTTCCTTTATGACCAAAGTTTACTTTTACTACATTACCTTGGGGATTTTTAACATATACTTTGAATTTTTTAACATCACCTCTTGTTGGTTTACCAAGTTTTACTTTTCTACCTTGGTATTCGGCTTCGTTAATATCTGGTTTATACGATTCCATGAATTCTACGAATTCTTTTATATCATAATAGTTTTCTACAAAGTACTCCATACAATAACTTTCATTTTCATTTAGTAAGTTTTTCATTGAAATCATAATATTTTCTCCTTATATTATAAATATATAATTATTTAATTAACCAAGTTAAATCTTCATCAGTATCACCAACTCTTTGTTTCCATGGATTATCTTCTAATTGACTATTTCCTCCAAATCCCATACCTGCAATATCTAATTGATGGGCACCGATTCCTCCTAATGCCTGTTTAGTTAAATCAATTCCTTCCTGCCTCAATCTTAATGCAGTATCTCGAACCCAAAGACCAATTGCAAATGCCATAGTCAAATCATCATTATATCCTTGCATTGCTTCTGCCCTATTTCCTTTCCATATAAAAGTAAATAATTCATCTATTAATCTACCAGAACGAACTGTAACTGATTTATCTCTAAAATAATCATCTAACTTTGATATTATCAAAGGTCGTGTTTTTGAAGTTGTCGAAAACCCAGCAACCATTCCTCGTTCCTCGGCTCTGTATTTATTTGATAGTTGATGTTCAACATCTACATACTTTAAATCTTTACTCATATAGAAAAGGTTTTGATATCCTCTATCAATTACTTGTTGTATAACTGCCCATCCAATATTTGCGTTTTCAATTACAAGTAATGCTTGATTGTAATCAGTTGCAAGAGAAACTAAAAAGTTTCCAAAATCTTTTGTATCTAATTTACCTTTATATTCTGCAACTTGAGTTGCCTCTTCAATATCAATAACATGACATGCCGAATAATCGGTTGAATCTCCTCTAGCAACATCGGCAACAACCATATAACCTTTATTATAATTAGGATATTCCCACTTCCAAAGGTTTCCATCAAATCCTGTCTTTTCAATTGGTTCTTGTATATAAGATTCCTTATAGAATTGTAAAAGTTGAGGGTCAATCACAGTATCACCAGATGAAACGAAATCACAGTCACATTCTTGTGCTGCTCCCTTTACTCCTAATAGTTTTTCTTGTTCATCTCTCCAATCTTGGTCTCTCTCTGGATGTACTGTCCAATGTAATCGGATTGTATTGAAACCATTCTCCTCTTCTTCTGCACCTACCCATGTTTTGTGAAAGAAATTTCCGACACCATTAGGGGTAGAAAGGATAATTGCATTACCACCAGTTGATAAGGTAGATTGTGATGATATCCAAATATCTTCAATCTTATCAATAAATGCTGCTTCATCAAATACTAATAAGGATAGTGCTTCAGAACGACCGGCATCACCAGCAGCTGAAGTTGCTTTGATTTGAGAACCATTTGAGTATCGTAAAGATAGTTTGTTATCTTCTACTGTATTTTGTTTTAACCAACTTGGTAAGTATTGATTCATTACTCTTACTTTTGTTACCAAGTTTTTTGCAACCTCTTGTTTAGTTGCAATTACAAGTACATTAAAATCTTGATTGAACAACATTTTCCATAATGCAAATCCTGCAGTTAAGGTTGAGATACCCGTCTGTCTTGATTTGAGAATAATATTGTATCTATGTTTTGTAAATTCATCTAAAGTTCTTTCTTGAAACTGATATAAGTGAAAAGGTATCTTACCTCGGACAGGATGTTGTATCATACAATACTTTTTCATAAAATGTATTGGGTCTGCCGCACATTTCTGATACTCTAACTTTATAATTTCTTTTAAAGAAGCTTTAGCCATTTATTTTTTTCCTATTTTCCAATATAGTGATGTTCCAACAAATGGTTTGTATTGTCCTGCTTGATTAGATAAACCTAAATTTAATCCATAGATATTCATCTTTTT